GTTTCCTAAAGATATTATGGGCGGTGGTACAGGTATCTACTATTCAGCTAACCAAATTATCTTTATGGGTAGGCAACAAGAGAAAGAAGGTACTGAAATCGCAGGTTATCACTTTATGATGGGTGTAGAAAAATCTAGGTTTGTAAGAGAAAAAACAAGATTACCTTTGAGTGTCACATGGGAAGGTGGTATTAACAAATGGTCAGGTTTACTTGATATTGGATTAGAATTAGGCTGGGTAAACAAACCGTCAGTCGGTTGGTTTGAAGGTACTAATCCTAAAACAGGTGAAGTAATCACAGATAAAAAGCGAAAAGCTGATACAAATCATTCTGAGTTTTGGATTCCACTATTTAAAGAAGGCTTTGCAGATGCTATCAAAAGTAGATATGCAATTGGAACTAGTACTAAAGCAGTAGTGGAGGAAGATGTCTCTCAAGAAGAAGATACAGCCGCTGATAACGATTAACGGTAAACCATACCATCATTTAGATTTACTAACCTTAGACGATGAACTTAAAATTAATGATGAAGTTTGCTGGGGTATGGCTAGGTCTGATAATCTTATATTCAGTGTCGGCGATGATTATTCTAGAGGAGACGCATACACAAAATATTTTGACTCAGACTACGTTGATGTAAAACATGCTAGACAAAAACTGTCTATAGAAGAAAAGGAAAGGATAAAACTACTAAATGTTTCAGACTTTAAAAAACAGCAAATCTTTGAGAAATACCTTAAATTTAAAAAAGGTGCTTACTATCCTTGGAGAGATGTATATCCCATTATGTGGTCTCAATGGAATGACCAGCAGGAGCACATTGGAAAGTACATCAGTCAAGAAGCAAAAAGACTCTTCCCTTACACAATAGAATGGATATATGAAAAATTACCATTCGATGTCATTGGAAGAATAAACGTGTTTGGTATTGATAGTTGTCAGCACGTTACCGTCCATAGAGACAATAACCCATTTATAATGGGTGAAGACCATAATTCAATAATGATATGTCCTCTCAAAAACAAAAGGAGCTTTATATATGACCAAGAGAATGACATTAAACATCATGTGGATAGCAATTGTTATGTGTTTCATGACCTTAATTTCCACGGTGTTGACCCAGACCCTAGTTGGACCTATTCAATACGGGTCGATGGAATATTTACAGACGAATTTTTAAATCAAATAGAATATAGGAGGCCATGGAATGTCAAAGACAAATCCTAAAAATTTCAAATCTTATCAAGACCCTGAGGGTGGCGAATGGATTAAAGTGACAGGCAAGGGGCACAAGTATGAAGGTGTCATTTGGAGACCTGTAGATATGAATATTGAAGATGATAAATTTACTTTTCAAGTAGAGTTTCTCACTATCGAAGATGCAGAAAAATATGCAAGAGAACCAGCATTTGAAAAAATGTGTGGTGATATTATCTCTGATGTGTTAAATGTTAAAAAGAAGGAAGGTCCTAGTATTATATTACCATGAGTATAGATTCTTCTGAGTTACGAAAAGGCATTCTTTATAATATGATGGTCAATGAAGACTATTGTCGTAAAGTTGCACCATTTGTGAAAGATGAATACTTTACTGAAAAGCATGAAAAAGTAATCTTTGATGAAATTGTAAGATACTTTAACAAAAATAACTCTTTACCAAATGCCACTGCATTACAAATTGAAGTTGAATCTAGGACTGACTTAACTGAACCTATTTACAATTCAATACAAGAGTTCTTAACTAAAAAGGTAGAACCCATTAATAAGACTGAATGGCTAGTAAATAAAACAGAAGCCTGGTGTCAAGAAAGAGCTATTGTAAATGCAGTTTATCAGGCAGTAAATGTTATCGGTGGTGATGATAAGAAAACACCTATGACTGCTCTACCTGAATTATTACATGATGCCATTGCAACATCATTTGACAAGTCAGTTGGGCATGACTATACTGATGAAGCTGATGAAAGGTGGGATTACTATAACAAGAAAGAAAACAAAATTGAAACTGGTTTAGAACACCTGGACTATATCTTACGTGGCGGTATACCAGAAAAAACACTTGGTGTAATTATGGCTGGTACTGGTGTAGGTAAGTCTTTATTTATGTGTTCAATATCATCTAGCTTATTGGAACGTGGTAGAAATGTTTTGTATATCACTATGGAAATGGCTGAAGAAAAAATTGCACAACGTATTGACCAAAACTTACTTGACATGACACAAGAAGAACTAGATAGTATTGGTAAAGAAAGTTTCTTAAAAAGATTTCAAAACCTTAGAACTAAAACACAAGGTAAGTTAATTGTAAAAGAATATCCTACTGGTATGGCTACAGCAGCACACTTTAGAAGCCTACTAAAAGAATTGGATATGAAAAAGAATTTTGTACCTGAGTTAATTTGTATTGATTATCTTAATATTTGTAATTCACTAAGCGTATCTAAGAATGCAAATAGCTATGAGAAAATCAAAGCAATTGCTGAAGAATTAAGGGCATTGGCTATGGAATTTAATATCCCAGTCCTTACAGCTACTCAAACAAATAGGCAAGGTATGAATGATGCTGATGTCGGTATGACAGATGTATCAGAGTCATTTGGTCTGCCAATGACAGCAGATTATTTCTTTGCCATGACTACTAATGACCAATTGAGAGATGATAACTTAATTAGATTTAGTCAACTTAAAAATCGATATGGTGACCCAGCAGACAGACGTAACTGGCTGCTGGGCGTCGATTATACACATATGAAAGTCACCGATATCAAAGAACAACCTACTCATATTGAGGCACAAAACAACGCAGTTAAATCTGCACAAACACCACAGCCATCGTTAAATATTGATTGGAACTAATATGCACTTTAAGAGAGTGAAGTTTTGGTTAGAATTTTTGACCTGTTTCTTTATTATAGCTGGGATAATTCGTCACTGGTAATAGTATAATAATAATAGCAAAGGAGATATTATGATTTTATTAGATTTCAGCAGTATTGCAATGTCGTCAATTTTTCCACGTATTGATGACTATGACGAAGACAAAGACTTAATTAGACATACAATGTTGAATATTATACGTAAGTATAATGTTGACTATAGAGAAAAGTATGGAGAGACTATTGTATGTTTTGATGCAGGTAATTCATGGCGTAGGCAGCAGTTTCCACCATACAAAGCTAGTAGACGTAAAGGCCGTGATAATAGTATACACGATTGGAATGGTATCTTTAATATGGTCAACCAAGTAAGAGAAGATATTATTAATCTTAGTCCATATAGATGTATATTTGTAGATGGATGCGAGGCTGATGATGCTATTGGTTGGATTGTACACAATCAACATGACACTGATGAGCACATGCTAATTGTATCACCAGATAATGACTTTAAACAGCTACAATGCTATGAAAATGTGGTACAATATTCTAATATTCAAAAGAAATGGATTAAGTGTAATGATGCTAAAGAAGAACTAAGGCTAAAGATTATCAAGGGTGATACTGGTGATGGTGTACCTAACATATTATCTGATGATGAAGTACTAATTACTGAAGGTGCAAGGCAAACACCAGTAACGCAAAAGCAATTAAGGTTATTAGATAAAGACCCAAATGACTGGCCTACAAAAATCCAAAAGAACTGGATACGTAATAAAGACCTTATTGATTTGTCAATGACACCACCAGAGTATAAGACTCAGATAGAGGAACAGTTCAATCAAGAGCCAAAAGGCAACATCCAGTTGTGGATGAACTATCTTATGAAGCACAAAATGAAGCTACTCCTTGAATCTTTAGACGATTTTGAGATTCGATATTAATAAATAGACTGTCGACAATTAACATTAATATTTAAGGAGACTCCAAATGGCATATAAAGGTTATAGAAAACCATTCGTATTTAGAGGTTCAGACTCAGAGACATCTCTGCAGTATGTGGGCTCTATTGATACGACTACCACGGGGACTACTGATTCTGACGATAATACGTTAGCTACAGTCGGCGGTTTTGGAGTCACACACGCAGTCACTTCAAGAAAAGCAAGCCCAAACACTGTAGCAACTGCGGATTCTGATGGAAACAAAGGAACAGTCAAATCATTAGAAATCTTGGAAGCGCTGCCAGGTTGGTACATGAAAGGCGATTCATCAAAAGGACCTACATCTATTGCAGATTCTGATGGTGAAGGCGTATTTGGTACAGACCTAGGGACTTCTACTGATGTTCAAGTTGAAAATGGTATATACACACTAAGCTTTGCAACTAGAGATTCTGATTGTGGCGTAGGAGACTATGTCGTAGCAGTACAAGGTGGTGGAGTTTACTATGAAGGCTATGTGACTGGCAAAACAGACGGTAATAATGATATCCAGATTCGTCCGGTATCAGGAAACTGGCAAGGTTTTGACGGTACAGCAGCTTGGAAATATACTACTAACAACAAACAGCATAAAGGACAAGATATCGAATTTGCTGGAACAGTAGTAGACGCACCGTCAGCGAAATTTAAGATATAGGTAGTTTGATATGAAAACAGCGGTGTTCACATTCGGCCGAATGAATCCACCGACTGTAGGTCATGAAAAACTGGTAAACAAAGTACGTAAGGTGAGTAAAATCGTAAAAGGTACACCTTACGTATTTTTGTCTAAGACTTCAGATAAAAAGAAAAATCCACTATTGTATAGAGATAAGCTAAAGTATGCTAAGAAAAGCTTTGGCAATATAGTACAAGACCATAAAGGTCGCAATATATTTGATTTGATGAAAGAACTAGAAAAACGCTTTGATAGTGTTAATATGGTAGTAGGTTCTGATAGAGTATCTGAATTTGAGTCACTTTTAAATAAATATAATGGAAAAGAATATGACTTTGATAGTATAACTATTACAAGCGCGGGTGAAAGAGACCCTGACGAAGAAGGCGTTAGCGGTATGTCAGCAAGTAAAATGCGAAAAGCTGTAGCTGATGACGATTTCGAAAGTTTTAAAGACGGTCTACCATCTTTGCTAAAGCGTGATGCTAAGAAAGTATATGACAATATAAGAAAAAACATTTAAGGATATATTATGACACAATCTCAAGATATGCAAGTATACGAAATTCTAGAAGAATTAGATGCTTGTACCACAAAACAAAGAAAAGTTGATTTAATTCGAACTAAGTATAGTAATCACACACCATTACAATACGTACTTAGATGGAATTTTGATAACTCAATTAACTCGTTACTACCTGAAGGTGAACCACCTTTTGATAAAGAAGAAAAAGATGGTGACTCACCACAAGCTTTATGGTCGTATCTGAAACTATTTCCTAGCTTTGTAGATTCTGCACAGGGTAAACAATTACCTGAGCTAAAAAGAGAAAACTTGTTTATTGAAATGCTACAAGCATTAGATTTAAAAGAAGCAGAAATGATTTGTCTAGCTAAAGATGGATTGTTAAAAGAAAAATTTGACATTACTATCGATGTAGTAAATGCAGCATATCCTGATATGGGACTTATTGCTGATGAAATACCTGAACCTACACCTGAAGAACAAAAAGCTGACTTTCTTGCACAAGCAAAAGCTCTAAAAGAGGAAGCAAAAGGATTAAAT